GCAAACTTTTAACGGTCAGGCCGATTTTGGTCGCCGTGTGACCTGCACCATCTCTCGTAATGGTGATTTGGCTTACCGCACTTACCTTCAGGTTACTCTCCCCGAGATCAACCAGTCTATGAAGGGAACCAACCAGGACGGTGTTTATGCCCGTTGGCTCGATTTCCCCGGTGAGCAGCTGATTTCTCAGGTTGAGGTTGAGATCGGTGGTCAGCGCATTGATCGCCAGTATGGTGACTGGATGCACATCTGGAACAACTTGACTCTTCCTGTTGACCAGCAGGCTGGTTACTACGCTATGGTCGGAAACACCACCGAGCTTACCTTCATCACCGATCCCTCATTCAATGCTATCGATGGTCCTTGCCAGGCTAACGCTCCTCGTCAGGTTTGCGCCCCCCGCAATGCTCTCCCCGAGACTACTCTGTATGTCCCCTTTCAGTTCTGGTATTGCCGCAACCCCGGTCTTGCTCTTCCTCTGATTGCTCTCCAGTATCACGAGGTCAAGATCAACCTTGATATCCGTCCCATCGATGAGTGCTTGTGGGCTGTCGGTTCTCTTAACTGCGCCAACAACACTGCTAACTCCCCCGTCGGTGGCCGTGTCAACAACGCCTACAATCAGTCTCTGGTTGCTGCCTCTCTCTATGTCGACTATGTCTTCCTGGACACTGATGAGCGCAGACGCATGGCTCAGAACCCCCACGAGTATCTTATTGAGCAGCTTCAGTTCACTGGTGATGAGTCCGTTGGCTCTTCTTCCAACAAGATCAAGCTCAACTTTAACCACCCCGTTAAGGAGCTCATCTGGGTTGTCCAGCCGGATCAGAACGTTGACTACTGTTCTTCTTTGGAGTGCAACCAGCTTCTCTACCGTGTTCTTGGTGCTCAGCCCTTCAACTACACCGATGCTATCGATGCTCTTCCCAATGCTATCCACGCATTCGGTGGCCACGATGCTATCGCTCAAGGCACTGGTTCCTTCATTGATGGCTCTGGTCTCTTTACTGAGGCTGGTGCCATTGACGTTTCTAATCAATATTGGTGGGGTCAGGGTGATCACCTTCATGGCAACAACGACACTTACGGTCAGCCCAACTTTGGACCTTCGGCTTTTGGAGGTCAGCCTGATCCCTTCGAGAACTCTGGTGTATCTGATGCCGGCACTTTTGTCCTCACCCAGACTTCTCTCACTCTTCACTGCTGGGGCCAGAACCCTGTTGTCACCGCTAAGCTCCAGCTTAACGGCCAGGATCGCTTCTCTGAGCGTGAAGGCACTTACTTCGACCTTGTCCAGCCTTACCAGCACCACACTCGCACTCCTGACACTGGTATCAACATTTATTCCTTTGCCTTGAGGCCCGAAGAGCATCAACCCTCGGGCAGCTGCAACTTCTCCCGCATTGACAATGCTACCCTTCAGCTTGTTCTCTCCAACGCTACCGTTGAGGGCACCAAGACTGCCAAGGTTCGTGTCTATGCTACCAATTACAACGTTCTCCGTATCATGAGTGGTATGGGAGGCCTTGAAGCTACATGCTTAGTTATGATGATGATCATACTAGCTGTGAACAAGGGCCGAAAAGCAGTATGCCATAGTAAAGTGAGCTCTTACTATGGAAAACCATTTATGTCCTCACCATCATCCTTATTGATGATTTGACTAACTGCTAGTGATTCCGACTTGTTGTCGTCGGAGTTGCAACACATCTTGTTGTTCGGGAAACCCCTTAGAGCTTTTTCTACCAAGCTTATATCCGAAAGGAATAAGTGGCCAAGAGTAATGAACTTGGGTATGGTAATAATGAAAAAGATTGGGCAATCCGCATGCTTACTACCTAAAGGCGATATTAATATGCTAGTCTATGGTAGGGCGTCAGAGACTGAACGGATGTGGGTCGTTAATGAAGGTTTAAGCAACCTGAAACGGCTTAAGATACAGTCCTCCCTCTAGGGAAACTTAGGGGAATAAGAGTGCTTACAGCAATTAAATTGCGTGTGCGCTTCACAATTGGAATTACAATTTTATTTTAATATTATTATGTATTTAATAATATGAAAAATTGACAAAACATAAAGGGTGTCCATACTATGGCGATACATTATACAAACACAAAATGGAGATTAATATTGGTAACACATTTTCATTAAAAGACGAATATATTCGTGATAAATATAAAACGGCAAAAATAGACTTTATACAAGGTCATATTAAAACTATTGGTCGAACATCTAATCAAGAAAAGAATCCATTATGGAAAATCCAAAATGAAAATGGAACCACTATTATAGTTATGTATTGCGAAGTTGATACATTTTGTATATTATGCCCGACAAGTTACCAAAAAATATTAGATTATGAAAAAACGAATAATAAAGGAAATAAAATTACTTGGTATAAAATGTCGAATGGTTATATTTCATGTCATTTAAATATTCATATTCACCAAGTAATAACAGGATGTATGGGTAATGGTAAAGGAACAAATAATATAAGCGTGGATCATATTGACAGAGATCCGTTAAATAATTGTTTTGATAATTTAAGAATAGCTACAAGAGAAGAACAGCAAAAAAATAGTAAAGGTACCGCTGACGATGGAACAAAAAGAGAAAGGAAATACAACGCAAAAAAGTTACCCGATGAACTAACCCACGATATGATGAGAAAATATGTTGTATATTACCACGAATGGTTGAATAAAGAACATACAAAACAGAGAGAATTTTTTAAAGTGGAGAAACATCCGAAACTCCAAAAACCTTGGATTTCTAGTAAATCATCAAATATTTCATTAATAGATAAACTACTTTCAGCAAATAAGATTGTTACAGATTTAGAAAGTGATATATATCCGTAATATTATACTTGATAAATATTATAAAATTTTGCTTTACAGGTTGGCAAAGCAAAAAACAAAAAGAACAATATAAAATTGAAACGTTTTATATTGTTTAATAATTACATTAAGAATTGTAACATCACGTCGCCTCCCATGCGCCCTCTTCAACTTGTGGATCCTGTCGATCTTGTTCCTGGAGAGACATACCTTATTCGAGAAAAACGCCCCGAATACGCGCACCTAAATTGTAAAGGGACGTTTGTAAAAAATGATTATCCGCGTCACGAGTATCAGTGCACAATAACACACTTTACAAACGTTATTATTACAGGCAATAAAAAAAGTAACGATCTAGGACTTCAAGATACATACTGGAACTACTATAAAGCAGACGCCCTTATAACAGCATATACTAATCACGTTCTTCGCGAGATTACCGGCGATCCTTCGTTTAGGATTTAAGATTCAAGATTCATCTTCAAGATTCATCTTCAAGATTCATCTTCAAAATTATTATTAGATGTGTTAACAACCTCATAATCTTCAAAAATAAATGATGTTAACATTCCCCCGTTATTTATATCAAACTCCAAATCAAATCCGCGCTCCTTGAACCATTCTTTAAATTTATTAAAAGCTGCCCAATATTTTACATATCCACCGACCACCAATAATTTCAAAGTATTTTTAATATATTTTTCATCAATAGCACAGCATTCACCCTGACCATCTCCCTCAATATCGCTACCAATTAGCGTTCCTGTCATTAGCAAATATTCGATATCAATGCTATTATCAAAAGTTTCTTCAAACGTCAATATAATGCGATCCAAAGAAAATCCTTCATTATGTCCTCCAAATCCAAAAAAATTCTCATACTCCCATCGATGAACCTGTTTTATCGGACGATGTAAATATGCCACAAAAGGTTTACCAAAAATAATTATATTTACTTTGGTCGTTAATACGTTGGACTCAGCATATGAATTATATTTTGTTTTCCACTCCAAGTTAGGGTATTTTTTCAGGAACTCTTTGGAAAAGTCATTATTAACTGTTATAATCATACACCCACGAGGTGTGTAGTATTCATTTTTTAAATCTTTGAATTTTGATATAACATCGGTGTATGTAGTAGTAGCAGCAGCAGCAGCAGCGCTTGCTTCCATTCTATTTTGGCTTGGTTTGTTATTTAAGTTGCTACATAATATCATGTTAATCTTTTTATATAGGTTTGATATATTGATTGGGTATTTGAATTTGGGTATCTGGAGTATATATGATTATATATGATTATTAGTAGTTGTCTATGTAATATAGTAGTTGTCTATAGTATATATTATTTGTATATGTTATAGACTATGAATAAAACAGCAAAACGGTGTCGTCTTGTAAGGGGCAGAAAAGAAACGTGTTGTATCAATCCAAAACGCGGATACTGGTGTTGGAGTAAAAAAACGAAGAAGAGCGTGTCGCGTAAAATGAAACGGACTTGTTGTAGAAAATAAGTTATATATAAATTTTTAATTAAAAATAGCCAAAATGATAAAGACTATATAACACAATCAACTCGACGATCATTGTCATAATACCATCATCATCCGGTGTTACTCTTTCACCTACCATTAGTTTATTATTAACTTTAACGCGCGTTATGGTGTATAATGATGTTTCGATAAAATTAAATAATGCGTGAAGTCCGATACACCAATATAACCCATAATGAATATAACCATATCCTAAAATAATACCTGTAATAAGGGCTGTTATACCATATTTAAGTGAACATTTTACGTGAACATATCCAAAAACTAAAGCCGATAAAAATACACAAATATTCGTATTTAAAAACTGTTTTGTTACACCGATCAATAATCCGCGATATATTAACTCTTCCGAAAAACTTGTCATCATCATTCCTGTAAAAATAGTTACAAGATTCTTGGTTGTATCGACCACAGAGCTATGTTTAAAACCCGTAAACGACGAGAATCCGAGAATAATATTAAAAATAAATGAAAGGATTGATATTATGATACCAACTAAAGATCCGAAACCAAAAAAAGAAGGTTTATCATTTGTAATTGTGTTTACAACTTTTGGAGCGTCTTGTGGCAAGGTTAGGTTAATAAATTTAATAGTTAATAAATACAATACAATAGCCATTACAAAATACGAAATACGAATACAAAATGTGTTATTCATTTTTTCACATACCGAAAAGTTAGACTGCGTGATATAATGAAATGGTAAATCTTTTATGTAATTATATATATTATACGCACCAATGACAATTACATAAATATATAAATTTGTAAGCATTTGTCGCACTAGTATATTA